GGAGGCCATGGTTCAATGGTCCGTCTGCCCCCTGTGGTGATGTCAGCAAAATCAGCCACTGCGCGAACCACAATAGCCAGTTCGGGATTCGCATCCGTTGCATTTTGCCCGGTAATATCCTGAAATTGCTTTCACCGTAACAGATGGACAACCACAAAACGGACATGGTTTAACATCGTCATATCTCATAATTTTTGTCATAAAAACTGTCTCACGTTGGCGGTGCATTACACCGCCAGGCTGAATTATTCTTCTGAATTATCGATTACACTGTATTCCCCGGTTAATACAGAGGAGTCTGCCGGATCGATTGTCAGTGGTTCCTTTTCATCCATTGATACTGCACGCTGGATTTCAATTGAGACAGGCAGGTATTTAAACAGGCGACGAATAGCCGTTTTTTTTGCCATTTCTTCCCAGTGAGTTACCCATGGCCCGTTATTACCAGCCTTACTCTGGCTGCGCACCAGTTCAATCTGTTTGCGCGTCATAACTTCAAACTGAGTCCCTCCGTCTTTCAGTCTTGCGACAGCATAGACGTGGGTCACTGGTGCATCTTCGTTTTCTCCCGGGCGGTGTATTAACTTTTCATCAAGGCCAAATTCAAAACTAAACTCGTCACCTTCACGGACAACACGGGCTGACAGGCTGGCGATTTGACCAGAACGGCGAGCCAGATCAATCATGCCGCGATAACCAATGATTAGCTGAACGTTCTTTTTACCGCTCTTTTCGTTTTTATTACCAAAAGGCAGTAAATATGCGTGGCCGAGGGCGCTACCTGGCTCAAGGCCGAGCTGTGAACACTGAACGATCGCACTGACAAAACTCATGGTGTCACAGTTTCCTAGCGCCGGAACCTTACGAATTTCTGTGGTGGCGATACGTATCATTCGTTCAGCCGTCATATGGCGTGGGAGAGCTGCTGCCAGTTGCTCTTTCATTGATGGCTGATTAATAAAGCTGATCACGTCGTTATTTTTTACTGCTGCTGGTGCACGGTTTCCCTGGGTTTTTTGCAGATCGGCTTTTGCGATAGGTGGTTGCTTAGTCATTTGCATACTCCTTAGCCCAGCGGGGCAGTGATAACGTTTTAATAGCTGGCCATTCATCGGTATTCAGGCAGTCAGCCAGGGTCCTCAGATTGCGGTGATATTCCTGCTGGCCTGCCAGTTTTGCTTCTTCGCCCATCATGAAAATCTCAACCGGGTAACGTCCGCATTCAACAGTTGTGCTGGCAACCAGAAAAACGAAAGTTGGCAGCACACCAAACTGTGCTTCATAACCGTCACTGTAGAATGCATCCTGAACGTGATAGCGGTAGTCGTAATAAGCCGTTTTGAATCGTTGAATATCCGCTGTGGTTTTCACGTCCATGATCCAGTGAAATTCAGGGATAATTTTGTCCGGACGGCACCGACACAAAATTCCTGTTTCAGGATCTTCCCAGTAAATTGATGATTCAGCGTGTCCGGCGCTTTCAACAAGCCATTGACCCAGCGGCAAAGCCATAACGCTCTGATACATGAGTTCAATTTTCCGGCCTTCTTCGGCAGTGATAACCGTTTTTCCTGTGCTTGCGCATTCCATCAGAAACGCTTTCTCCTCTTCTTTTCCGGCGGTTGTACGGCGGTTAAATTCAGGTGCCACGATAAAGCGGTTACTGAATTCTTCCGGTTCAAGTACACGGCAGTGGAAAGCGGTTCCTAAATCGAGCGTTTTTGTCTTTGTGGTGTCCACTGGGGCATTTTTACGCCACAAATACAGAGCCGGAGTATCAGCAATGTCGTCGAGCTGAGACTTACTGACACCGGGACCCGCGTGGTAATTCTCATTCGAAATTCCGTAATAAATACCAGGCTCTATGTCTCCTGCGATTACGGGATCTGCGACTTCGCCAGTTTCATCACTGCAATCGCGATGCGGATCGCTGCCAGCATTCTCATTGTGCGGATGTTCAGGGCCTTCCATTTCCTCCGGATCTTTTTCCTGAGATTCATCCAGATTTTCTTCATTAAAGGTTTCCTGATATGTGGTGTCGCCCATCACCGCGCCACAATCAGGGCAGTTGCCGCCACCGCTCTGACCGCGGGCGGCACAGACTTTTTCCGGTTCCTGTTGCGCTACTGGTTCAGATTGTTTCGTTTCTGGCTCATTTTTCTGTGCATTTTGGCTGTTTTGTTCCGCTTTCTGGTTGTTTTGTTCCGATTTGGGCTGGTTCTGGTTCACAGAATCTCGGGTTTCAATTCCCTTAACCCATTTCGGATCATTCGGGTCGCTAATCCCTTCAACAAATTCTCCGCGAGAGGCAGCCAGTAATTTGTCTGCATCGACAGGATTTTTGGGCGGAATGTTTTTCCGGGCTTCATAGAGTTCTGCCCGCAGTTTCTGATATTTCGCATCAACAGAATTTACCTGTGACTGAGCATCCAGCGGCTGCGTGTCCTGATGATGTTCAGTTGCATCCGGTTCCACTGTTTCAGCCGTTGCCTGTTCATCTGCCATTGCGCAAGATGGTTGCAGTTTTTCTTCATCATCCTGTTTTTCTTCTTCTGTTACACGCTGCGGCATCGGGGCAGAGGAACGACCGCAGGCAATATCCACGATTTCTGGATCAGGGTTGGCATGATCAGTTTCAGTCAGTACTTTGTTAAGATATTCAGTGACGTGTGCGGGGATAACCTCGATCCCAATTGGTGCTTCTTTTACGGACGCAACCACGATGGCGCGGGAATAATCCAGCCCGCCAGGCATGGTGATGAATTTGTCGCGGAAAACAGAAAAGGGCGGTTTATTTTCAGCGATAATTTCCTCGACACGTTTAGCGTGTGCCGGATGAAGGTTATAAATGTCCACGTCCATTGAACGAGCCAGTACGCCAGTGGCTACGTCGCGCGCCAGTGACGTCAGATCGTGAATGAAACCTTCGCCGCGATCGGTGAGGTTCCCGCCGCCAGCATTAGCGCCGGAAGCCGTGCGCGTGATGCGTGAAACACGATTTCCTTTCATCCACTCTTTTGTCAGCAGACCGCGATCGGTGTAGTCTGCGTCCAGGTATGCCTCGAAAAAAGCAGTTATCAGTCCCAGGTCTGAATTACCGGGATTAGGGAAAACTTTGTCAGTGTCGCGTACCAGTTTGTGAAGGTCGCGAATCTCCAGCGGGTCGAGCAGCTTTGTTTTGTGAGAAATGGCCAGGGCAGTAACAGCCGGCAGTTCTTCCGCCCGTGCTATATGTAATGCCTGAAGTTCTTCCCGTGCAACGTGCGTTACTGGTTTTTCGCTGCTGTGTTGCGCAAGCCAGCGAATGGGCAGCTCCTGACCAGAAACCGGCAGGAGCATATTCTCCTCAATCTCCGTCATGTCTTCGCCGTTGACGTTGGTATTGTCAGTACTGGCTGGTTTCTCCTGCACGGAGGGAGAGGGCGCGATAAATACCATTGTAATGCCATCTTCCCCGCCTTTTTCGTATCGGTTGCAGAATTCGGTATCAAACACGCCTTCAGGTGGAAGGTCATTCACAACGGGTAAATGGACGCGAACGGGTTTTTTAAAGTCGTCTTCATCATAATCGTTGTCATCCATTGCGGTAATGCAGCGGGAGATGGCAACAGATAATTTTTTTGCTGTAGTCCAGTAAAAACCACCTTTAATTCCCAGACGTTTTCTGACTTTGTCATTTTTTGCTTCGCAATATAGCGCAAATTCTTCTTTATCAGTGCTCATTGATAAACCTCATTACAGATTTAAGGGTGAACAAATCCCTGCCATTGCTGGCATTTTTAATCCGTTGGTATGGTGTTAATATGGCTGGAGGGTTATCCAGCCGGTGTTTCGTTATTCAGGTACAGCGATACTTTTTTTACCGGGAGGCATTCACCAGAAATTTTTTGCTCGTCTCTTGCCTGGAGGCAGGATTCTTTACTGGCATAAATTCCGGTAATCACATTCTGTGATTCACCCGTTATAAGAAAAACCGTCATCATCAGTGCAAATGCTGAAGTCATTGACGCTCTCCGAAAATACCAAGTTCAAGAAGAGCAATTCGGGAAAGTATGGAATTATCATTGAGCAGATAAGGCTCATATTTCCTCATATTAATGGCATCTTCAGTAAACTCCCGGTTACTGAGCAGAACACCAATATCAAAACAACCTTCAGACGTATTAACGTTTGGTAATAACGTTTCCATTATCGCGTCCTCAACAATGAATTTTGTGATGCAGTGCCTGGTGCCTCCAGGTGACGTTAACCAGTTAACAATTAACGCCGGGTTAGTTGATGCTCGTTACGCCAGTAAAAGACCGCCTTACTGCTTTAACTGTTCCGCGTGCGCATAGCCGCATTCACCGCATCACAAAATTCACTTTAAAAAGGGCGGCAGAGCAGTCACGGAGTAAAACTGATACCGCCAAACGTCACCAGAAAATTGATAACAGAGGGCGTTGCAGCGGGGTTGTCACTTAAGCGTATGGTCAACCTGACAACCCGGTGTCCTCAACGGGGAAGGAATAACCCCGTCATACTTACCGCCGCGCCATTTCGCGGAGTGTCACAACCGGAAGCGCACGGTCGACGAAAATTTAACGACAGGCTATCTATGAACCAGCTACCTCGCCGTGCGCTTTCGCGTTATGGTCTGACTTTTCATGGAAATATCCTTTCAGTAAACTGTCAGTGCCGGATTCTTATCCGTGTCCGGCGCACGCACTCTACCTCACCCGTGGAGAACTCCTTAATTACCAACCTTAGCTTCGTTGGTTATCTATTAACGCGGGTATGTAATCATTCTGGCAATGCTTAATGCCGCTGCTTTTTCCAGCCTGGTGATATCCTGCTCCAGAGCGGACAGATTTTCAGCCTGCTTAGCTCTGGCTTCATTAGCCCATTTCAGATCCTGCGCTGCATTAATTTTCTGGCGCATCCACTCATAAAGTTCATCATCGGTATAGTCTGGCGCGATGATGACGGGTTCTCGTTTCTGCATACTGATTCCTCGCGGTGCTGTTTCGCTTATCAGCCGTTAGATTTTGCCGAACTGGAAAGCGCCTGTTTAAATTCGTTGAAGCTGTGAGCTTCTTCGCCTTCGGCAAGGCCTTCGAAGTATTCTTCGTAAGCCTTTTCCATGATTGTGTCAAAATCCATATCACTCACCTGAGTTTCTTTCCAGCCAGCGACGGGCACCATTTTCGGTTTTAAACGTTTTGCTTTTTGTATACGTCATTGCGGTGAAGGTGCCGTCCTGGTTTGGAAACACGCCGTACACCAGAGATTCGTTGTTGCCAAGATCGATAGTATCCATGCTGACCTCATTTCCCCTTAACGCCGGGGTAGCGGAACAAAAACCTGCTGCATAGTTATTAAAGTTGAACCCTGCCGTCATGTTCTTACGCCTCGGGCTGGCTACTTAACCCCTGACCACTGCCTGGTAACTCGAAGTATTGTCCTGCATTCTGTAGGATGGGGTGAGGGAATGAATGAAGTTTAGAAAAACGAGCTTTCCAGGTCAATGTTTTTTATCAAAACATTTTAAGCAGGCAGCTGTTAAGCCATCACCACGATGGCATACAGTTAATCAAATAGATGAGGTTGGTTAAATATCTTGTTGAATTTTAAAGCATACGCCCAATATGCAAGATAGATCATCCAGCATAATTGAAGGGTAGCGAGGATTCGTGGGGACTAAAAGAATATCCGGCCCTTCTATCTCCAGTTTACGAATGACAGGTGTTGTGGTCCCTTTGGGTAAGGCAAGGACAATATTTCCTGGTTGTACGGTTCGATCGGGATCAACAAAAACTGTTGAACCATTTGGGATGGAAACTCCCCCACCAGATGTTGACATACTGTCACTCTCTAGAACAACTGCAAAGGTATTGACCGGGATTTCTCCGACAAGCTGCACACAAGAGGTTATTGAGGAATTTTTCATAAGCTTGCTGCCTGCTGAAGTGATAGTAGCGGAACCGTTTTTATCGGCGGTAAAGATAGATCAAGCGAATCACCTGTATTTAACTCTCCTCCATTAAGAAGCCAATTTTCGTTTACTTTCAATATTTTTGCCAGTGAACTTATGTAACGCGAGGACGGCGCTCCTCCACCGTTCATCCATTGACTTACGGAGCCTTTTGATGCGCCAGTGCCATTGACAAGGTCTTTGCCTTTCAGATATAGTTTGCTTGCTCATGTTTTGATTTTAAAACACAGATGGTTTTGTTTCTTGACTTTCTTTGGTTTTGATTATTAAACTTTTGACGTTCAGTTTTATGGAGCGACTCATGAAAAAATCAGAAGTATTAGGCTATTTTGGCGGAGTTGTTAAAACAGCCGCAGCTCTAGGAACGTCAAAAACCACAGTCAGCATGTGGGGGGAAGAGGTTCCGTGGAAATGGGCGTTGCTAATTCAGGCAGTCACTGCCGGGGCGCTCAAATATGAGTTACACATACCGACGGTTGTCATTCCCGGTTCTGATCATAATCCGCCTTCTAACCAAGGGGGGATTCATGAAAATCAAGCATGAACACATCCGCATGGCGATGAATGCCTGGGCGCATCCGGACGGCGAAAAAGTACCGGCTGCGAAAATTACCAAAGCGTATTTCGAGCTGGGAATGACGTTCCCGGAACTGTATGACGACAGCCATCCGGAAGCCCTGGCTCGCAATACCCAGAAAATTTTCCGCTGGGTAGAGAAAGACACCCCTGATGCAGTTGAAAAAATTCAGGCGTTGTTACCAGCGATCGAAAAGGCAATGCCACCTTTGCTGGTGGCCAGAATGCGCAGCCACAGTTCAGCTTATTTTCGGGAGCTGGTGGAGACGCGGGAGCGACTGGTGAGAGACGCTGATGATTTTGTCGCAGTGGCAATCGCCGGTTTCAATCAGATGAACCGTGGTGGCCCGGCAGGGAATGCTGTGGTGATGCACTAAAAGCACGGTGTTCGGGGGTTTTATGAGCAGCAAGCTTCATGGTCTTGTCTGGGAAGGGTGCGCCTTCACCGGCATGATCTTATCCAGGGTGGCGGTTATGGCCCGTCTTGCAGACTACAGCAATGACGAGGGCGTGTCATGGCCTGCCATTGAAACTATCCGGCGTCAGATCGGTGCAAGAAGTGAATCCACAGTGAAATCGGCTATTGCAGAACTGGCGAAAGAGGGCTGGCTGACGAAGGAAGAGCGTAAGGTCGGTGGGCGTAATGTAAGCAATATCTATCGGCTTAATGTGGAAAAACTCGAAGCAGCTGCGGCGGCGGCGCGTGAGTCATATAAACCGAAAAGAAAAATTAGCCCGGCAAAAAATGACCCGTTAACAGTTGACCCGTCAAATATTGACCCCTCAACGGTTGACCCGTCAAATTTTGATGGATCAACTGTTGATAAAAAACTGCCGATTAGGGGGGCGATGATTGACCCCGATCCGTCAGTATTAAAACCTGATCCGTCAGATAAAAGATCTTCTTGTCCGGACGCTTCGCAACCGGACCCGCAGACGGCTGAACAGGATTTTTTAACCCGACACCCTGACGCGGTTGTGTTCAGTGCGAAAAAACGCCAGTGGGGAAGTCAGGAAGATTTGGTGTGCGCACAGTGGATCTGGGGACGAATCGTGAGTCTTTACGAGCAGGCGGCCAGCTATGATGGCGAGATCACTAGACCGAAAGAACCCAACTGGACAGCATGGGCCAATGACGTTCGCACAATGCGGATGCTGGATGGCAGAACTCACAGACAAATTTGTGAAATGTTTGGGCGTCTCCAGCGGGATTCGTTCTGGGTAAAAAACATCATGAGTCCGGCAAAACTCCGGGAAAAATGGGATGAACTGGTTATCCGCCTGGGGCGTTCGCCTGCGCAGCGTTGCGTGAATCACATTTCTGAACCGGACACTGAAATACCGCCGGGATTCAGGGGGTGACGTGTCATGAAAAACATTGCGGCAGTTGGGGTTCTTGAACGTATTCGCAGACTTGCACCACAGGGGTCGGTTCCACCGTACCGGACGGTGGAGGAGTGGCGGGAATGGCAACTTGCTGAAGGACGAAAACGCAGCGAGGAGATTAACCGCCAGAATCGCCAGTTGCGGGTGGAAAAAATCCTGAATCGTTCGGGCATCCAGCCTCTGCACAGCAAATGCTCGTTTGCAAATTATCAGGTGCAGAACGACGGGCAAAAATACGCGCTGAGCCAGGCCAAATCCATAGCTGACGAACTGATGACCGGGTGCACGAATTTTGTGTTCAGCGGTAAAACCGGCACCGGGAAAAATCACCTTGCAGCGGCGATGGGCAACCGGCTGATGGTGAAGGGGCGCAGCGTGATTATCGTCACCGTGTCTGACGTCATGAGCGTGTTGCATGACAGCTACGACAACGGCAAATCCGGGGAAAAATTTTTACAGGAGCTTTGCGGGGTTGATTTGCTGGTCCTGGATGAAATAGGCGTTCAGCGGGAGACGAAAAACGAGCAGGTGGTATTGCACCAGATAATTGATCGCCGGACAGCATCACTGTGCAGTGTCGGGATGTTAACAAACCTGAATCATGCCGCAATGAGTACGCTTCTTGGTGAGAGGATTATGGACCGCATGACCATGAACGGTGGTCGATGGGTGACGTTTAACTGGGATAGCTGGCGTCCAAATGTCAGCAATATGAGGGTTGTGAAGTAATTTTGTCCGGAGGAAATTTTAATGGAAACCGTATCTGACGCACTGAAAGCACTGAAAAAAGCCTCTTCACATGTGGTGGCAGCTCGCCTTGGAATCAGTCGTGAAGAGGCTGTCAACGAGCTGTGGGAACTCAAAAGAAAAGGCGTCGTTGATAAAACTGGTCACACCTGGTTTCTGGCTGGCGAAGGTGAATCCCGGGTAACCGAAGAGCGGCCAGTAAAATCTGAAGCACAGGATATGCTGACCGGGGAGGTCGAACAAAAAGTTACCGCAGACATGATGATTGAGTTTATCGGTCAGGATGGGGCTAAAACGTGTGAGGAACTGGCGGGTAAGTTCGGTGTCAGTACTCGCAAGGTTGCTTCCACGCTGGCGGTGGTAACCGCAACGGGGCGGCTGGCACGCGTTAATCAGAACGGTAAATTTCGTTACTGCATGCCGGGCGATAATTTACCAGCAGAGCCGAAAGCCGCGCTGGTAACGGAAAGTGATGGTAAGGCCTTTCCTCAGCCAGCAGGTGCTGCGTTACCAGTCCGGGAAGCCGCAACACAGGAAGAAATTAAAACAGAAACTGTGGCGGACATTGTGCAGCCGTTGCCATCGTTTACCGAAACGCAAGCAGATGAGCTGATTTTTCCGTCCCTTCGCAGGGCAAACCTGGCGCTGCGCAGGGCGAAAAGTGATGTTCAGAAGTGGGAGCGAGTCTGCGCCGCGCTGCGGGAGCTGAACAAGCACCGGGATATTGTTCGACAGATTACTGATTCTTCCCGCCGTGTTGTATCGGAAAAGTGATTGCCGGAGGCGCTTATGGCAAAAGTATTTACACAAGAAGAGCGGGAAAAAATTAAAGGGCAGGTTGTTGAACTTGTACGTCTGAGCGGTCGCGAGACGTTGCGGCAACTGGAAGCCAAGACAGGTGCGACAAGATATCTGATGAGTGTTCTCGCCAGAGAGCTGGTTGCCAGTGGCGATGTATACAACTCTGGTTACGGGTTATTCCCGTCTGAACAGGCGCGTAAGGACTGGCAAAATGCTCGCAAAAAACTCTCAAGGGCAAAGGTGAAGAAACCTGCAGTGGTTGATCCGGACCTTATCTGGTCGTTACCAGACGGCGAAATACGCCGCTACGACAGGCGCCTGAATATAATCTGTCGCGAGTGCCGGAAGAGCGAAGCTATGCAGCGTGTACTGGCATTTTATCAAGGAAATGTTAGGTATTTTAGACGTTACTAGATTAAAGAGCATTAGTTCAGATGTGAATTGACATTTTCATGGCGCAGGGTAGAGCCAGCGTGGTTGTCCGCTTTGCGTCAAAACCAGATATTACCAGATTTAGACATATATTCCCGATAGCCCTGCTCTGATGCTACACTCTGTGCTATTTTCATGACCCCAATAAAAATATTTATGACTATTGCTGATTTCAAACGGCCTAAATTGGAGCTCCCAAACGGGGCAAACAAACTACTACTGCACTCTTGCTGTGCTCCATGTTCCGGTGAAGTGATGGAGGCGCTTCAGGCCTCGGGAATCGACTACACCATCTTTTTCTACAACCCGAACATTCATCCTCAGAAAGAGTATTTAATTCGTAAGGATGAAAATATTCGCTTTGCTGAACAACACGGCGTGCCGTTTATCGATGCTGATTACGACACCGACAACTGGTTTGAACGTGCCAAAGGAATGGAATGGGAGCCTGAGAGGGGGATCCGTTGTACCATGTGTTTTGACATGCGTTTTGAGCGGACAGCGTTGTACGCTGCTGAAAATGGTTTCAGTGTGATCAGCAGTTCACTGGGCATTTCACGCTGGAAAAATATGCAGCAGGTTAACGAGTGTGGGCGGCGAGCTGTTGCGCATTATCCGGGTATGGTGTACTGGGATTATAACTGGCGCAAGCAGGGCGGCTCGTCCCGTATGATTGAAATCAGCAAGCGCGAAAAATTCTATCAGCAGGAATATTGTGGCTGTGTGTATTCTCTGCGCGATACCAATCTACACCGCAAATCTCAGGGACGCCCTCTTATCAAAATTGGCCAACTCCACTACGGAAAAGAAGAGAAGGAGTGATTTTATGGATCACCTTTCTGATTGATTTCATATTGGCGAGGTGACGTGAGTTAAGTAGAATGGCTGCGGGTGCTTGAGGCTATCTGTCTCAGGCATGAACACTGAAAGGCAGATAGAGAAAAGCCCCAGTTAACATTTCGCGTCCTGCAAGACGCTTAACATTAATCTGAGGCCCAATCTATGTCTCACAAATGTAGGTTAGCCTCTTACGTGCCGAAAGGCAAGGGGAAGCAGGCTATGAAGCAGCAAAAGGCGATGTTAATCGCCCTGATCGTCATCTGTTTAACCGTCATAGTGACGGCACTGGTAACGAGGAAAGACCTCTGCGAGGTACGACTCCGAACCGGCCAGACGGAGGTCGCTGTCTTCACAGCTTACGAACCTGAGGAGTAAGAGACCTGGCGGGGGAGAAATCCCTCGCCACCTCTGATGTGTCAGGCATCCTCAACGCACCCGCACTTAACCCGGTTCGGCGGGTTTTGTTTTTTTCTGGCATTCTGGTTTACAATTCGCACGTCAGCCTGAACACCTGACACCTGCTGCGCCAGCAGAGAAAACAGATGGCGCACAAAACCAAATTTCACAATTCTGATACCGACCTTGCCATCCGGCATGGGCGGCGTTCACACGCATTTAAAACCGACTGGTACCAACACCCACCATGTACTGAAGAACAGGCCGAATGGCTAATTCATAACTACCGCAGACGCGGATACGAGATTAAGAAAGCCCTCAGCCTCGATTATCGTCACTGGATAATCTCCGTCAGGCTTCCTTACTCTGAACGCCCACCGCGTCCGTCCCGCACATTCCAGCAACGCATCTGGAGGTAACGTGCGGGTATTACTTCGACCTGTTCTGGTACCGGAACTCGGGCTGGTGATCGTTAAGCCGGGCCGTGAATCCATGCCGGTATTCCACAATACCCGGGTACTGGTGGAGCCGGAACCGAAAAGCATGCGTAATCTGCCGTCCGGGGTCGTTCCTGCCGTTCGCCAGCCGCTGGCGGAGGATAAATCATTACTGCCATTTTTCAGCGACGAACGAGTGATTCGTGCTGCTGGTGGCGCTGGCGCATTGTCTGACTGGTTACTGCGCCATGTTAAATCCTGCCAGTGGCCACACGGCGATTATCACCACAGTGAAACCGTCATTCACCGTTATGGTACCGGCGCAATGGTGTTGTGCTGGCACTGCGACAACCAGTTGTGTGACCAGACCTCAGAATCACTTGAGCAACTTGCTCACCAAAACTTGTCAGCATGGATGATTGACGTCATCCGTCACGCAATCAGCGGTACGCAGGAGAGGGAGTTATCGCTGGCCGAATTATCCTGGTGGGCGGTCTGCAATCAGGTGGCTGATGCGCTTCCGGAGTCTGTATTGTGTCGTTCACTGGGATTACCGGTGGAAAAAATCCGCTCCGTATACCGTGAGAGTGACATCGTACCGGGAGAACAGACTGCCACCAGCATACTGAAGCAGCGCACAAAAAATATTGCGCTGCCACTTCACGTCCACCAGCAACAGCCCCCACTCCAGGAAAAGACGTTAGTAAGCATCGCCGTTGATCCGGAGTCTCCGGCTCAGTATCTCCAGCGCCAGAAACCACAACGGGAAGAGATGCCTGTATACACGCGCTGGGTAAAAACGCAGAAATGCATGACGTGCGGTAATCAGGCAGATGATCCGCATCACATCATTGGTCATGGCCTGGGAGGTATGGGAACAAAGGCTGATGATTTGTTTGTTATTCCGCTGTGCCGTAAATGTCATAACGAACTGCACGCCGGGGTAAAAGATTTTGAAGAAAAACACGGCAGCCAGCTGTTGTTGCTGATTCGTTTTTTAATGCACGCGAGAAATTCGGGTGTCCTGAAGTGGAAAGCATGAATGACTGAACGCATAGAATTTGTTTTGCCTTACCCGCCGACGGTGAATACCTACTGGCGACGTCATGGCAATACGTATTTCATCTCGGAGGCCGGAAAGCGTTATCGCCGTGATGTGGCGCTAATTGTTCGCCAGCAGCGGCTGAAATTAAACCTGTCCGGAAGGCTGGCGATAAAGGTGATTGCAGAGCCACCGGATAAGCGTCGTCGCGACCTGGACAATATCCTGAAAGCACCGCTGGATGCGCTGACGCATGCGGGAGTGTTAATGGACGATGAGCAGTTTGATGAAATCAATATCGTTCGTGGTCAGCCAGTATCTGGTGGACGTCTGGGGGTGAAGATTTACCCCATAATGCATTAAGAGCAGGTCAAAAAATGAAACTGGAAGATTTACCGAAATACTACTCCCCAAAATCCCCTGGCCTGACCGATGCATCGGCCTCAACGTCAAAAGATGCGCTGAGTATCACTGATGTGATGGCCGCGCAGGGCATGACACAGAATCGGGCTGAGATGGGTTTTTCTGCGTTCCTGGGGAAAATGGGCATCAGTATGAATGACAGGGCGCGGGCAACAGAATTACTGGCAGATTATGCACTCAGTCGGTGCGATCGTGTGGCGGCGTTGAGAAAACTTCCGGCAGAAATAAAACCGGTAGTGATGCGCATTATGGCTTCGTACGCTTTTGAGGATTATGCCCGCAGCGCAGCGAGTAAAAAGCAGTGCCCTTGTTGCTATGGGGAAAAATTTATTGAAAGCGTAGTTTTTACAAACAAGGTCCAGTATCCGGATGGTAAGCCGCCGGTATGGGCAAAGTGTACGAAAGGTGTGTATCCGTCTTACTGGGAAGAATGGAAAAAAGTCAGGGAGGTGGTAAAAGTTGCCTGTCCGGAGTGTGGCGGAAAGGGTGAGGTTTCCACCGCCTGTAAGGATTGCCGTGGGCGTGGTGTCGCCATTCATCGTGAAGAGTCGGTAAAACGTGGTATGCCTGTTATCAGAGACTGCCAGCGTTGTGGTGGTCGTGGCTGTGAAAGACTACCATCAACGGAGGCATTTAATGCCATACGCAAAGTGACGAGTGCTATCACGCTTGATACGTGGAAAAAATCAGTGAAACGCTTTTACGATACGTTGGTGGTTCGGTTTGACATTGAAGAGGCATGGGCGGAGCGGCAGTTAAAGAGGGTAACGCGATAGTGTTGTTGATTTTTCCCGAATCTGTGGTAAATTTGCTCTAACGATGGGCGTTTTATGCCTGACGTTAGAAGATTTTTTACACCCCGCCGCCTGGCGGGTTTTTTATGACTGAAATCGCGTCAGTACAGTAAACGCGCTGGTGGCGGTGAATACCTGTCTTTCAGCTTGCTGGCTTTTTCGACAAGAGTTATTGGTGTGTCACGTTAACCGGAAAAGGGAAAAAGACATGCTAAAACAGCAGGATATGACAGAAACCGCCAGAGTAGTGTTTAATGAATTAAGAGTTACCGAACCGGCGACAGTCGGGGAGATAGCGCAGAATACTTACCTTTCACGCGAACGCTGCCAGTTAATACTGACCCAGCTGGTTATGGCGGGTCTGGCAGACTATCAGTTCGGTTGTTACAGACGCCTTCCGCAGTGAAGGCTTTTTTATTTGTGGTAAATGGGCGGCTGGTGGGTGTTAGGGGCACCCACCAGCCATCTGCTCATGCGTTGGGTTCACAAGCAAACCTCAGGCCCACTGCTTTGCGCAAAAGCAGAATGAGCCTATCAGAGACAGGCTTAATGATCCATGCTTAATACTGTAAAAATATCCAGTTGTGAGTTAATCAACGCCGACTGCCTGGAATTTATCCGGTCGTTACCCGAAAATTCTGTTGACCTGATAGTCACGGACCCGCCGTACTTTAAAGTGAAGCCTGAGGGCTGGGATAACCAGTGGAAGGGCGACGATGATTACCTGAAGTGGCTGGACCAGTGTCTGGCGCAGTTCTGGCGGGTGCTGAAACCTGCCGGAAGTCTTTACCTGTTCTGTGGTCATCGCCTGGCATATCTGATATCGAAATCATGATGCGTGAACGCTTCAGTGTGCTGAACCATATTATCTGGGCGAAGCCGTCCGGACGCTGGAACGGATGCAACAAGGAAAGCCTGCGGGCGTATTTCCCCGCCACAGAGCGCATTCTGTTCGCGGAACATTATCAGGGGCCGTATCGTCCGAAAGATGCCGGGTATGCGGTGAAGGGCAGTGCACTGAAACAGCATGTGATGGCCCCGCTGATTTCTTACTTTCGTGATGCGCGCGCGGCCCTGGGGATAACGGCAAAACAGATTGCAGATGCCACAGGAAAGAAAAACATGGTGTCGCACTGGTTCAGTGCCAGTCAGTGGCAGCTACCGAACGAAAGCGATTATCTGAAATTACAGTCGCTGTTTGCCCGGGTGGCAGAAGAGAAACATCAGCGCGGTGAACTGGAAAAGCCCCACCACCAGCTGGTGGATACGTATACGTCACTGAACCGGCAGTATGTGGAGCTGCAGAGTGAATATAAGCATCTGCGGCGGTATTTTGGTGTGACGGCGCAGGTGCCGTACACGGATGTGTGGACACATAAACCGGTGCAGTTCTATCCCGGGAAACATCCGTGCGAAAAACCGGCAGAAATGCTGCAGCAGATAATCAGCGCAAGTAGCCGTCCTGGTGATCTGGTTGCGGATTTTTTCATGGGGTCGGGTTCAACGGTAAAAGCGGCGATGGCACTGGGGCGTCGTGCGATTGGTGTTGAGCTGGAGACCGGACGTTTTGAGCAGACAGTCAGGGAAGTTCAGGATTTAATCGTTTGAAACGGATGAGATTGCAGAATTAATTACGCACCATTATTATTCTGCTCCCGGCCCTTTAGCTCAGTGGTGAGAGCGAGCGACTCATAATCGCCAGGTCGCTGGTTCAAATCCAGCAAGGGCCACCATCACATACCGCCATTAGCTCATCAGGAAAGAGCGCCAGCCTTCGAAGCTGGTTGCGCGGAGTTCGGGTCCCCGAAGGCGGTCCATTATCTGTATCCTGCGTTGTTAGCTCAGCCGGACAGAGCAATTGCCTTCTAAGCAATCGGTCACTGGTTCGAATCCAGTACAACGCGCCACACTTATTTTCCCTGGCTCGCTTTTGTGGGCCTTTTTTTTAAATGTCTCACAATTTAGGCGGTTGACTGTTGTCTGGTTTGCGGGGAGTTTGTTAAAAGAAACTGGCATGGTGAATCCCCCTGTGCGGAGGGGCAATCAGCGAGTAGGTATATGGGATAATCGCGGATTCAGGTGCTGGTACTGAATTCACCGGGAGGCACCCGGCACCATGCAATGGCACATAGCGCCACTCTCCAGCCCCTCTCCGGAGGGGCTTTTCTGTGCCGGATACATCACAGTTTCTGGAACCTTAGGTACTACAGTATCAGTCAGGGTGCTATATTTTCAGATGTGATGAAAGCCTGTCAGCAGGCAGGGCGTATCGGAAATGACCCAGTAGAGAAAACGTTGACTCAGATACCGGTGCTGAGTTACCGGGAAACCGGCATCACATGACCGCTATCCTTCCAGGCCCATCCGCTCCGGTGGGCCTTTTTACTGCAGAAAACAGGTTCCCCGTTAAATGCTATGTTGCTCACAATTCAGTAAGTTGACAGTTGCCTGTCAGACTGGGCATTTGTTAAAAAAATTTCGCATGGTGAATCCCCCTGAGCGGAGGGGCGACTGGTGACGGTATAATCTCTGATTATCAAAACGAGAATGACGCGGGTTTAGTGGCACCGGGCTGAACTCACCGGGAGGCACCCGGCACCATGTGCATGATGATACAGATACGCGGCTTTAGCCCCTCTCCGGAGGGGTTTTCTTGTGGGCAAAAAAAGCCCGCGCTGGGAGACGCGGGCGGCAAGGAATAAACAATAAAACGTGAAGTAATATTTCAGCTGGCGAATAATACCCCATAGTAATCACTCTGCGCAACTGCGCGGTCTTTTTCGAATTGCGGGCTGTCGTCTCTCTTCTGCCATTGTCCTGTAACTTCCGGACTTCAGCCCGCTCCTTATTTTACTCACAATATTATCCCGGCCGGGAGGATTCATGGCATTTAAACACTATGACGTGGTCAGGGCGGTATCGCCGTCAGACCTTGCGAAACGACTGACACAAAAACTGAAGGAGGGCTGGCAGCCGTTTGGTAGTCCGGTGGCCATAACCCCTTATACCCTGATGCAGGCGATTGCAGCAGAAGGTGATGTGGTGGTCAGTGGTGCAACTGAGCCGGATTGGTACTACGTCATCGTACTGGCCGGGCATTCCAGGCCATAAAAGACGGTCTGGCAGTGGGACTAAATGCACTGACGCTGACGGATATTACCAAAAATGCAACGTATGGCGTTGAGATAGAAAGTCTGGTGCTGGAGATAAATGCACCGGCATCATCATAAAAAGTGAGCCAGTCAAATGGAAGGTATCGTTAAACTCACCGGTAGTGTCAGTGGGTCGTCTGAGACGCCTGCATGAGTTATCAGAGCCATCAGTACTTAACTGGTGGCTTTTTTATTGTTGTCAGCTTCCGGATAACGGGAGACGGGGTATGTACCAGATGGAAAAAATCACAACAGGTGTGTCATACACCACGTCAGCGGTGGGAACGGGCTACTGGTTCCTGCAGTTGCTGGACAGGGTTTCCCCGTCTCAGTGGGCGGCAATAGGCGTGCTGGGGAGTCTGCTGTTTGGGCTGCTGACATATCTGACTAACCTGTATTTCAAAATCAAAGAGGACCGGCGTAAGGCGGCGCGGGGAGAGTAAAGTGATGAATAAAAAATATGAACTGGTTGTTAAGGGGATAAATAATTACGGGGATAAGGTTACTGTTACTGTGAAGCCGGAAGGTGACGGGCAAGCGTCGCTGTTGTTGCCAGATGTGGCGATTAGTCTTGACCGTACTGAAGGTGCCACGCTGGAGTTTTACGAAGCTGAGGCGAAAAAGCAGGCGAAGCAGTTTTTCATGGATGTTGCTGCCGGGTTATGTGAAGGGGATGGTCCGTTGCCGGAAAAGCGCCCCGTAATTTTAGAGGCGCAGGATGTGTTGATAACCTACAAAGGAAAGCTACCGGGAAGAATTACTTGTTCTCTGAAGATGCCGCCGTCAACACTGCGGTCAGAAAAAGATGATGTTGAATCACGTATTGAAAAACTGGAGAGCTACGTCGTTGAGCTGAATAAGAAATGGTCGATATTGGTGCCTTCTGGCGATGAAAAGCAGTTTGCTGCGTTTGACGATTATTGTCGGAAAGTGATGAGCAGAAATCTCGCAGAGTGTTTCAGTATTCATAATGATAATTTCAGTGACCCGGAATGGGAGTGTAACCGGCCATCCTTTGTTGTATCCGGTGATGCTGGGAAAATAACCATCTCAGAAAATGGGAAAGTAACACCTCCATCGCACCAGCACAGTGAGGAGCTCATTGAATTTGCCATTGATTACCTGAAGAACAATAAAAAGCAGGGGCTGATGAAGCGCGTTGGCCGTTGCATGGGATATCTGCAGGTAGCTGCTGAGATTGAAGCGCTGGCCAGTGGTGCTGATAAGGATGCAATTGTGCGGGAGGCTTTTCTTCGTGATTTTAATACTCCACCCTTTAAAAAAGTGCCGGCTTACTGGCTTCATCCGGGGCTGACTTATCTTAAAGTGCGTATTTAGTGGGCCAGGGACAGCGGCTGAATATTTAATATATCCATGAACACCAAAATCAAATACGGCCTGTCGGCTGCCGTTCTGGCGCTGATTGCCGCTGGTGCGCCTGCGCCTGACATTCTCGACCAGTTTCTGGATGAAAAGGAAGGCAACCACACCACAGCATACCGTGATGGTGCGGGTATCTGGACCATCTGCCGAGGTGCCATCATGGTGGATGGTAAGCCTGTGATTCCTGGCATGAAGCTGTCGAAGGAAAAATGCGACTGGGTTAACACTATCGAACGGGATAAGGCGCTGGCGTGGGTGGAGAAAAACATCAGAGTGCCACTGACCGAACCCCAGAAAGCGGGGATCGCGTCATTCTGTCCGTACAACATTGGTCCCGGTAAGTGTTTCCCGTCGACGTTTTACAGACGAATTAATGCTGGTGATCGAAAAGGTGCCTGCGAAGCGATTCGCTGGTGGATTAAGGACGGTGGCAGAGACTGCCGTATTCGTTCAAACAACTGTTACGGTCAAGTATCCCGTCGTGACCAGGAGAGCGCGCTGGCGTGCTGGGGTATCGACAGATAAGCAGAATATTTTGCTGAAAAATGAGGAATGGCCACGCGGGCGGATAACACGAAATCCTGCGAACTGGCGAAACGTAAGTGAATAAAAGTAAAAACCCCGTTTGTTGGCACCAAGCGAGGTTTTGTGTTTCTGACCTTGAGTAAGGCAAGGGAGAACATGGCGAAGTATAAACGAATTCTGTTGAGGTTGACTATGAAAAATGGCCTTGAACTGAAAGCGCCTGTAACTGATGACATCAGCAGAGCACTGGCTTTTGCCATTAAGTGGGTGGCGGTCGGTGTTGCTGTGTCCCCGATGCTGTATGGGCTGGCAAAACTGGTCATTGCGTTGAAATCGTGAAGGGAGGATTAAGCATGTCAGACAAACTCATAACGCTGGCGAAGATCCTCTGTGTAATTGTCGGCATTTCATTTTCACTAATGCTGGTTGCTCTTTTTCTTTCCATGGCCTGGATGATGTTGTCTTCGTCGGGGTTGCTGGGGTGAACATAAACCGAATGCTTTCCGCGTTTATCGTTATTCTGCTGGTGGCCTGTGGTGCGCTGTGGATGGCAACAGACCATTACCGTGATAACGCGATTACCTACAAAGCGCAGCGCGATAACAAAGCCAGTGAACTGAAGCTGGCGAACGCAACCATTACTGATATGCAGGTGCGCCAGCGCGATGTTGCTGCACTCGATGAAAAATACTCAAGGGAGTTAGCTGATGCGAAAGCTGAAAATGATGCTCTGCGTGATGATATTGCCGCTGGTCGTCGTCGGTTGCGCATCAGAGCAGTCTGTCCAGCCGTGCGTGAAGCCACCGGCACCACCGGCGTGGATGATGCAGCCCGCCCCGGACTTACTGACGCCGCTCAACGGGATTATTTCACCCTCAGAGAGCGAATCGCAACCAGCGACAGAATGATTCGGGGATTGCAGGAATATATCCGCACCCAGTGCATTAAGTAGTCTTTTTATTATCCGGAGGATGTATGAAGAAATTACTGGTAACCGTAAAGCCCTTTAACGGAACAATTCCGTTCCGGGTTTTACAGCGTGGGCGTGTTCTGGCTGAAGGCACATTCAGTGGTAAATGCACGGAATGTTATTCACGAACATATGAAGTGGATGCCACGGATGAAGAAATCTCTGTTGAATGTGATCTGAATGCAAATATGGCGGGGATTGTATCAGCGACATTGTTGCCTGTTTCCTGAATGACATAGAATGTCTCCGGGTACCCAAAAAGGAGATAATTATGTTTATTGCGGAAGGATTAGAGCCAGATCCAATCAACAAAGGTTGGGTTAAAGGATGGGCTGTTGTTAAAGGATCGCCATGGCATCTTGTAGGCGTCTATGCAACAAAAGAGGTTGCCGAGACAAAAGCAAAAATGGTTGGCGATGGATATGAAGTGCATTACGGCTCTTATCGAAAGGGAAGCGATGATTTTGTATGGAGTGAGCAGTAACCTGATACCTGTGATTATTAAACCGCCTCATCATGGCGGTTTTTTTATGTCTGGCTGACGGGTCCTCCCGGTGGGGTGGGGCTGTACACGGGGCGGGCGGCGCGGAAAAAGGCGCATTTTTGTGATTTTATCGTCATCATCATCATAATGGTAACTTATTGTTTTTAATGTGTTTAGCATTAAAAAGATGATGATTGCGGTTGATTTTTGTTCGACATCTTTATATGGCGGCATTTCTTTACAAAAAAAGAGCCACTTTTGTTCAGCGGTTTATGTGGAGGGATGTAAATGGACGGCGAGCTGAAAAATATGAAGTTAAATATTAATCAACTGGCAGCCCTTTCAGGTCTGCACCGGCAGACTGTTGCCGCCAGAATGGCGGATGTTCCTCTTGCACCAGGCAGTAATGAAAAGAAAAAACTGTATCTCCTGACGGATTTGATTATTTCGTTGCTGGAAAAACCACCGACTTCCGAAGATGAAGAGATGAACCCACATGATCGGAAGGCATGGTATCAGTCCGAGCGCGAGCGTCTTAAATTTCAGCATGAAACTGTTCAGCTTGTGCCTGTCAGTGATGTCAGGCGGTCCTTTTCTGTCGTGGTGAAAGCGATAGTTCAGGTACTGGAAACCTGGCCTGACCGGCTGGAAAGGGACAGAGGGTGGACCGCATCACAACTGAATGAAGTACAGATTGTGGTTGATGAGATCCGCGACACACTGGAAAAGGCAGTCATTGACTGTTGTGATGAGGCCGATATGTGAATCAGGTGAACGAGAGCCATAGCCGCGCATCCGATATCTGGCGCGAAGTGGCCTCGCTGTTTCGCCCGCCCAGCCGGTTACCAGTAGCGGAAGCCATCAGGCGTTATATGCGGGTACCACGGGGAGCCAATACTTCCGGTCCGTGGGAGTCATCGCTGACGCCCTATATGATTGACCCTATTAATACATTATCAGCCCGTGAATATGACGCGGTGGTGTTTGTGGGACCTGCGCGAACCGGGAAAACCGAAGGGCTGATTGACGGCTGGATTGTGTACGGCATCATCTGTGATCCGGCGGATATGCTGGTGGTGCAAATGACCGAGACGAAGGCGCGGGAACACTCCAGAACGCGTCTTTCCAGAACGTTTCGTCACAGCCCGGAGGTCAGTAAGCGTCTCAGTCCTTCCCGTAATGACAACAACGTCCACGATAAAATGTTTCTTGACGGCTCCTTCCTGAAGATTGGCTGGCCGTCGATCACTGTATTTTCTTCTTCGGATTACCGTCGTGTGGCGCTGACGGATTATGACCGTTTCCCTGAAAACGTGGACGGGGAAGGGGATGCCTTCACCCTGGCATCAAAGCGTACCACCACCTTTATGTCCTCGGGGATGACCCTGGTCGAGAGTTCGCCGGGGCGGGATATCACTGACACCAAATGGCGCTGTGGCGGCGCACATGAGGCACCGCCAACAACGGGGATCCTGTCACTGTATAACCGGGGAGACCGCCGCCGGTGGTACTGGCCGTGTCCGCACTGCGGGGAATATTTTCAGCCGGTGATGGATAACATGACCGGATACCGGAATAACCCGGATTTTGTGGCTGCCGGTCAGGCTGCCCGTCTGATGTGTCCGCATTGTCGCGGGCTGATTGCCCCTGAGCAGAAACGCGAACTGAATAACAAAGGGATCTGGCTTCGTGAAGGTGAACGGGCGGTGGCGGACGGCAGTATCACCGGAACGCCACGAAATTCCCGGATTGCGTCATTCTGGATGGAGGGGCCGGCTGCGGCGTTTCAGACCTGGGAACAACTGATTTTTAAACTGCTGGCGGCAGAAGAAGAGTATGAGCGAACCGGCAGTGAAGAGACCCTGAAAGCGGTGGTGAACACCGATATCGGACGCCCCTATCTGCCCCGTTCAGCCACGGAACAGCGTAAAAGTGAACTGCTTGAACAGCGTGCCGAGCCGTTTCCCCGGCGATCTGTGCCGGATGGTGTGCGTTTTATTGAGGCAACGGTTGACGTACAGGGCGGTAAAAATCGCCGTTTTGTTGTGCAGATCACCGGATACGGAGAGCAGGGGGAACGCTGGATTGTTGATCGCTATAACATCCGGCATTCACTGCGCTGCAGTCCCAACGGTGAAAGTCTGCCGGTTGATCCGGCGGCATATCCGGAGGACTGGGATTTGTTGCTGACGGATGTGTTCCATAAAACATGGCCGCTGGCTTCTGATCCGGATGTGCGCATGCGTCTGATGGCCATGGCGGTGGATACGGGAGGGGAAGCCGGGGTGACAGATAACGCCTATCGTTTCTGGCGTCGTTGCCGGAGTGACGGACTGGGCAACAGGGTGTTTCTGTTCAAGGGGGATGGACTTCGCCGTGACAGGCTGATTAACCGTACCTTCCCGGATAATACCGGCAGAAGTGCCCGCCGTGCCAGAGCCAGTGGCGATGTCGCGCTGTGGCTGGTTCAGACGGATGCGTTTAAGGACCGTGTAAATAATGCCCTGTGGCGTGACACACCAGGGCCGAACTATATCCACTTTCCCGACTGGCTGGGGCGATGGTTTTACGATGAGCTGACCTATGAAGAGCGCGGCAGTGACGGAAAATGGCGAAAACCGGGCAGGGGAGCTAACGAGGCGTTTGACCTGCTGGTTTATGCGGATGCGCTTGCCGTTCTGCATGGTTACGAAAAGATCCGCTGGCCCTCCGCACCGGACTGGGCACAGCGGGAAACGTGGCTCGTCTTCCCGCAGGAGCGTTCTGGTGAAACGGTATCCCCGGAACTGACGGCCGGGGCAGAAAAACGCCGTCGCCGGAAGAAAAAACTGCGGACGGAGCGTGCGGAAGATAATCCATGGATAACATCAGGAGGCTGGTTGTGAGCACAGAAGAAGCCAGAGAAATGATACAGCGGTACCGTGAAGCGGAAATGGCCGTACTGGAGGGGAAGTCTGTCACCTTCAACGGACAGCAACTGACGCTGGAAAGCCTTTCTCAGATCCGCGCCGGACGTCAGGAGTGGGAACGCAGGCTTGCCGCGATGGTGAGCCGCAGGCGGGGAAAACCAGGATTTAAACTGGCGAGGTTTTAATGGCAATTATTGATGATGTGATAGGCGTGTTTTCCCCCGGGTGGAAAGCAGCCAGACTGCGTTCAAGGGCGTTAATCATGGCCTATGAGGCGGTGAAACCGACCCGGACACATAAAGCCCGGCGGGAAAATCGCTCTGCTGATCAGCTCAGTAAATACGGTGCGGTTTCCCTGCGGGAGCAGGCCCGTTTTCTGGATATCAATCATGACCTGGTGATTGGTGTGTTTGACAAGCTGGAAGAGCGGGTGATTGGTGCCAGGGGAATTATTGTGGAGCCTCAGCCATTACGAAAAAACGGGGAAATGGCGGCAGAGCTGGCTGCGGATATCCGTCGGTTGTGGGCTGAATGGTCCGTGAGTCCGGATGTGACAGGGCAGTATACCCGTCCCGTGCTTGAACGTTTACTGCTGCGGACCTGGCTGCGGGATGGTGAAGTGTTTGCGCAGATGGTCAGTGGTGCGGGAAACGGTCTGGAACGGACGGCGGGAGTGCCATTCTGGCTTGAGGCGATGGAGCCGGATTTTGTTCCCATGCGCACTGATGAATCCGCCGGGCTGAATCAGGGGGTTTTTCTTGATGAGTGGGGAAGACCGAAAAAATATCTGGTTTATAAAAATTATCCGGTCAGCGGTCGGCAGAGTGATACGAAAGAAATCGCTGCCGGAAAAATGATCCACCTGAAGTTCATACGCCGTCTGCATCAGACGCGAGGCTCATCCATGTTATCGGGGGTGCTGATGCGGATCAGTGCCCTTAAGGAATATGAGGATGCGGAACTGACGGCTGCGCGTATTGCCGCGGCGCTGGGACTGTATATCCGTAAAGGGGACGGACAGGACTATGAAGATCCGGGGATCAAAGATACCGACCGGGAAGTCCATATCACCCCGGGTATTATTTATGACGATTTGCGCAAGGGCGAGGATATCGGCATGGTCAAATCAGACCGTCCCAATCCCAACCTTGAAACTTTCCGCAACGGCCAGTTGCGTGCAGTGGCAGCGGGCAGTCGTCTGAGTTTTTCCAGTGCGGCGCGTAACTATAACGGCACCTACAGTGCCCAGCGGCAGGAGCTGGTCGAGTCCACGGATGGTTACCTGATCCTGCAGGACTGTTTTATTGGCGCGGTAACCCGCCCGGTGTACCGGACATGGCTGAATATGGTGGTTGCGGCAGGTCTGCTGAAAATTCCGGCGGATGTGGAGATGAAAACGCTATATAACGCGACGTATTCCGGTCCGGTGATGCCGTGGATCGACCCGGTTAAGGAAGCTGAAGCCTGGAGAATTCAGATCCGGGGTGGTGCAGCGACAGAATCTGACTGGGTGCGTGCCGGCGGGCGCAATCCGGATGAGGTCAAACGTCGCCGCAAGGCTGAAATTGATGAAAACAGCAGACTGGGGCTGGTCTTTGATACTGACCCCGTCAACGACAAAGGAGGCAACAGTGCCGGAACTGAACAACAGCGTCAGCAGGCCACCGACAGCCAGCATGAAGAATAAATCCTGGTTCAGGATGCAGGCGGGTGGTCAGGGTGAGGCGGATATTTATATTTATGACGATATTGGTTTCTGGGGAGTTACCGCGAAGCAGTTTGTCAGCGATATGAATGCCATGGGTGATATCACCCACATTAATCTCCACATCAACTCACCGGGTGGCGATGTTTTTGAAGGCATCGCCATTTTTAATGCCCTGAAAAATCACGGTGCGGCCATTACCGTGTATGTGGATGGCGTTGCCGCCTCGATGGCATCCCTGATTGCGATGGCCGGTGACACGGTCATTATGCCGGAAAATGCCTTCATGATGATCCATAAACCCTGGGGGATCAGCGGTGGTGATGCGGAGAAAATGCGCACTTATGCCGAACGTCTGGACAAACTTGAGTCGGTTATGGTGCCGGTATATGCGCAGAAAACCGGAAAAACTACCGATGAAATTGCCGCCATGCTGGCGGATGAGACCTGGATGTCCGGTGCCGAGTGTCTGGCACACGGATTTGCAGACCAGGTGACGCCAGCCGTTAAGGCAATGGCATGTATTCAGTCAAAACGTACAGAGGAATTTAAAAAGATGCCGGAATCCATCCGAAATATGATCACGCAGCCATACAACAGTGCCCCGCGTGATACCACAGTGACAATCCCTGCACCGGCGGTAACAGAACCATCACCGGTACCGGCAGTGTCTGATGAGGCGACCATTCGCGCCCGCGTTATGGCTGAGCAGAAAGCCCGCATGTCAGGCATTAACGATCTGTTTGCCATGTTTGGCGGTCGCTATCAGGCGCTTCAGGCGCAGTGTGTGGCTGATCCTGACTGTTCGCTGGAAATGGCCCGTGAACGTCTGCTGAATGAAATGGGCAAGGAGTCATCGCCGACCAACAAAAACACACCGGCCCATATTTATGCCGGAAACGGCAATTTTGTGGGGGACGGGATCCGCCAGGCGATGCTGGCCCGTGCCGGATTTGAAAATGTCGAGAAGGATAACGCCTATAACGGGATGACCCTGCGTGAATGGGCTCGCATGTCACTGACGGAGCGCGGTATTGGGGTGGCCAGTTATAACCCCATGCAGATGGTCGGGCTGGCGCTGACGCACAGCACCTCTGATTTTGGCAATATTCTGCTGGATGTGTCGAACAAGGGGCTGATCCAGGGCTGGGAGGAATCAGAAGAAACCTTCCAGAAGTGGACCCGTAAGGGACGCCTGTCAGACTTCAAAACAGCGTATCGCGTGGGGATGGGCGGTTTTGGTTCTCTGCGCCAGGTTCGTGAGGGGGCGGAGTATAAATACATCACCACCTCAGATCGCAAGGAGACCATTGCACTGGCCACTTACGGGGAGATTTTCTCCATCACCCGCCAGGCCATTATCAATGATGATCTGAATATGCTGGTGGACGTGCCGATGAAGATGGGGCGTGCGGCGAAGGCAACGATTGGTGACCTGGTTTACAAGGTGCTGACGGATAACCCGAAACTGTCAGACGGTAAGGCGCTGTTCCATGCCGATCACAAAAATATTGCTACCGGTGGGATTTCCGTTTCCGGACTGGATGCGGCCCGTCAGATGATGCGCCTGCAGAAAGAAGGCGATCGCGCCCTGAATATCCGTCCGGCCTTTATGCTGGTACCGGTGGCACTGGAGACGGTGGCGAACCAGACCATCAAATCGGCCAGTGTGAAAGGGGCGGATGCAAACGCCGGTGTCATTAACCCCATCCAGAACTTTGCTGAGGTGATTGCAGAAGCGCGTCTTGATGCGGCAGATCCGAAAACCTGGTATCTGGCGGCGGCACAGGGCACTGACACCATTGAAGTGGCCTGGCTGGATGGTGTGGACACTCCATACATTGATCAGCAGGAAGGTTTCACCACTGACGGCATTGCCACAAAAATCCGTATTGATGCCGGAGTGGCACCACTTGACTGGCGCGGGCTGGTGCGTTCGTCGGTGGCCTGATAACCGAGTTATCACAATCACTGCCCGAAAGGGCTTTTTTTATGCCTGAAAAACAGCCCCACAGGGGCTGTCCGGAGAAACAGCATTATGGCGAAAAATTTTGTACAGGACGGTACCTCCATTGAACTGGTGAATGCCGGAGATCAGACCATCCTGAGCGGTGCGGCGGTGGTGGTCGGCAGTATGGTGGCCGTGGCCATTACCGATATTCCTGCCGGTGATGCCGGTGACGGTTTTGCCGAAGGCGTGTTCCTTCTGCCCAAACAGTCTGCTGACGACATTCAGTCCGGCGCGGTGGTTTATCTGAAGGACGGGGTTGTGCAGCTGGCTGCAGAGGGTGCGGTGGCCGCGGGGGTAGCCTGGGAAAATGCTCCTGCAAACAGCGCCACTGTGGCGGTAAAAATCAATGTCTGATCTGTTTACGCGAATGTGTTGCCGGATGGACGGGGCGACCGTTCGGGTGATGGGCAAACAAGCGGAGATTAACGGCGTCGTGTATGACGTGATGCCTGAGGAAGAGTCCGCGGAGATGGGGGCGCTTTCGGGCAGCCAGTTGTCACTGGTGGTGTTTTCAGCCCGGTACCGTCCGGCCCGTCATGATGTTGTTGTGTTTGAGGGCCGTACACTGACGGTGACCCGTTATGACACGTACAACGGTAAACCCCGGATTTTTGTCGAACAGGAATGAGCATGGCAATAAAAGGTCTGGCGCAGGCCATGAAAAATCTGGATGCAATTGACCGCCGTGCCGTTCCCCGGGCCTCTGCCACGACACTGAACCGCGTGGCGGGGGCCATCATTGCGAAAACGGCCACTTCAGTTGCCAGGGAGCTGGCCGTTCCCCGCCGTCTTATCCGTGCCCGCATCCGGTTAAGTCCGGCACGACCGGATAAGGTTTATGCAAAGGTTTACATCAATACCGGCAACCTGCCTGCCATCAAACTGGGGGAGGCCCGCGTTCGACTTTCCCGCAGAAAACGGAGAAAGAAAGGACAGCGTGCGGCCCTGAAAGGGGGAGGCAGTGTGCTGATTGTGGGGAAAAGACGGATCCCGGACGCCTTTATCACCCGGCTGGCTAACGGACGCTGGCATGTGATGCAGCGTATGCCGTGGGCACCATCGTCCACCGGCGCTGACAGCAAAGGGAGGCCGAAACGCCACCGTCTGCCAATTGAAGTGGTGAAAATTCCGACTGCCGGACCGCTGGCAGAAACCTTTGAACGTGAACGGGACCGGATGTACCGGGAAAAATTACCAGTGCAGATGATGAAAGCCATGACGCATCAGTTACGCCTGGTGCTGAAAAGAAAATGACAGGGAGGGTGTATGAAACACCGTGAAATACGGGCGGCAGTTCTGTCTGCCCTGAAAGACAATATTTCTGAGCGGGTGAGCTGGTTTGACGGCCGCCCGGTTTTTATTGATGAACAGGAACTGCCTGCTGTTGCTGTTTACCTGACTGATGCGTCTGCTGCTGACGAGTTCGTTGATGAGGGGACCTGGGAGGCGACACTGCATATTGAAGTTTTTCTCAGGGCAAAAGAACCGGACTCGGCACTGGATATGTGGATGGAAGAGAAAATCCTTCCTGCGCTGGAGGCGGTTCCCGGCCTCAGTGCGTTACTGCTGAAGATGAATCTTCAGGGGTATGACTACCGCCGGGATGATGAGTTTATGATGTGGGGATCGGCAGATCTCCTGTGGAAAATTACCTACGAGATGTGAGGACGATATGGCAACACCAAATCCCCTGGAGCCGGTAAAAGGTGCCGGTACCACTCTGTGGGTTTACAACGGCAAGGCTGATGCTTATGCAAACCCGTTGTCAGACGATGACTGGCAGCGACTGGCTAAGGTGAAGGATCTGACGCCGGGCGAGATGACGGCTGAACCCTACGATGATAACTACCTGGATGATGAAGACGCGGACTGGACCGCGACCGGGCAGGGACAGAAATCTGCAGGTGATACCAGTTTTACGCTGGCCTGGAAACCGGGAGAGGAAGGCCAGAAAGGGCTTATAGGCTGGTTTGAAAGCGGCGATGTCCGGGCCTATAAAATCCGTTTTCCGAATGGCACGGTGGATGTGTTTCGTGGCTGGGTCAGCAGTATCGGTAAGGCCGTGACGGCGAAAGAAGTGATCACCCGCACGGTGAAAGTCACTAACGTGGGTAAACCTTCTGTAGCGGAAGAACGCAGCAAAATTACGCCGGTCACTGCGATTAAGGTAACGCCGACAGGTACGGTTGAAAAAGGGAAAACAACCACCCTGACCGTTACTGTGGAACCGGAAAATGCAACGGATAAGACATTCAGGGCGATTTCCGCCGATCCATCGAAAGCCACCATTAGCGTGAAAGATATGACGATTACTGTGACGGGGGTTAAGGATGGAAAAGTCAGCATCCCTGTGATTTCCGGTAATGGTCAGTTTGCTGCGGTGGCTGAAATTACCGTTAATAATGTGCCGGGTGGCTAAAGAGCTGAGAGATAAGCGATGTTCCTGAAAACAGAACAATTTGAATATAACGGTGTATCCGTCACGCTTTCTGAGCTGTCTGCGCTGCAGCGTATTGAGCATCTTGCCCTCCTGAAACGGCGGGCAGAAGAGGCTGAAGCCACCGGCAACCTGCAGGTGAGTGTGGAAGATCTTGTCAGAACCGGCGCGTTTCTGGTGGCGATGTCCCTGTGGCATAACCATCCACAGAAAACGCAGTCACCGTCAATGAATGAGGCCGTGATGAAGATAGAGCAGGAAGTGCTCACCACCTGGCCTGCCGATGCCATTGCCCGGGCGGAAGACGTGGTGTTGTGCCTGTCCGGGATGATCGAAGCTGTTCGTCCGGATACTGATATTACTGAAGTGGCGAAAAATAACACGCTGACTGATGATGATTTTTCTGCGGGAAAGTCTTCGACGGTGAGCTGAACTTTGCCCTCAGACTGGCGCGTGAGATGGGGAGACCCGACTGGCGCGCCATGCTTGCCGGGATGACATCCACCGAATATGCCGACTGGCACCGTTTTTACCGCACGCATTATTTTCAGGATACCCAGCTGGATATGCATTTTTCCGGGCTGACGTACGCTGTACTCAGCCTGTTTTTTTGCGATCCGGATATGCATCCCTCTGATTTCAGTCTGCTTGTCCCCCGGCATGAGGAAGAGCAGGTGGAGAGGCCGGATGAGGACGATATGCTGATGCGGAAAGCGGCAGGTCTTTCTGGTGGTGTCCGCTTTGGGGCTGACGGGAAGGAAATCGTTATGGTCAGTGATGACATGCGGAGCAGTACAGAGGATGAAGCCATGCTGATGATGGTGTCTGAGGGAATTCCAGGAGGTGTACGCTATGGCGGGTAATTTTGCCGATCTGACAGCTGTTCTTACACTGGATTCAACCCGTTTTTCTGAAGAGGCTGCACGGGTAAAGAAAGAACTGGGTGAAACCAGTGACCTTGCGGATTTGATGGCCGGGCGTGTCAGCCAGTCTTTTAAGAAACAGGCCGCTGCTGTTGAGCAGGGCCTGAGCCGCCAGGCGCTGGCTGCACAAAAAGCCGGGATTTCCGTCGGGCAGTATAAAGCGGCCATGCGAACCCTGCCCGCACAGTTTACGGATATCGCCACGCAGCTTGCCGGTGGTCAGAATCCCTGGCTCATCCTGCTGCAACAGGGCGGTCAGGTGAAGGACTCCTTCGGCGGGATGATCCCCATGTTCCGGGGGCTTGCCGGTGCGATCACCCTGCCGATGGTCGGGGTCACCTCGCTGGCGGTGGCGACAGGTGCGCTGGTGTACGCCTGGTACCAGGGAGATTCCACGCTTTCAGCGTTTAATAAAACCCTGGTTCTTTCCGGTAATCAGTCCGGACTGACTGCCGATCGTATGCTGACTCTCTCAAGAGCCGGGCAGGCAGCAGGGCTGACGTTTAACCAGGCGAGAGAGTCACTGGCAGCCCTGGTGAATGCCGGTGTGCGTGGTGGTGAACAGTTTGATGCCATCAACCAGAGTGTCGCGCGTTTTGCGTCTGCATCCGGTGTGGAGGTGGATAAAGTCGCTGAAGCCTTCGGGAAGCTGACCACTGACCCGACGTCGGGACTGATGGCGATGGCGCGCCAGTTCCGTAACGTGACGGCAGAGCAGATTGCGTATGTTGCACAGCTGCAGCGTTCCGGAGACGAGGCTGGGGCATTGCAGGCGGCGAACGATATCGCCACGAAAGGCTTTGATGAGCAGACCCGTCGCCTGAAAGAAAACATGGGAACACTGGAGACCTGGGCGGATAAAACAGGGAAGGCATTCAAATCGATGTGGGATGCCATTCTGGATATCGGTCGTCCGGAATCCTCAGCGGATATGCTCGCCAGTGCGCAGAAGGCATTTGATGAGGCGGATAAAAAATGGCAGTGGTACCAGAGTCGGAGCCAGCGCCGCGGTAAAACCTCCTCTTTCCGGGCCAACCTTCAGGGCGCATGGGATGACCGGGAAAATGCCCGTCTGGGTCTGGCAGCGGCAACGCTGCAGTCGGATATGGAAAAAGCCGGTGAACTGGCGGCAAGGGACAGGGCTGAGCGTGAGTCGTCACAGCTGAAGTATACCGGAGAGGCGCAGAAGGCGTATGAGCGCCTGCTGACGCCACTGGAGAAATATACCGCCCGGCAGGAAGAGCTGAATAAGGCCCTGAAAGACGGGAAAATCCTGCAGGCGGATTACAACACGCTGATGGCGTCGGCAAAAAAGGATTATGAGTCGACGCAGAAAAAGCCGTCCGGTGTGAAGGTGTCTGCCGGTGAGCGCCAGGAAGACCAGGCGCATGCAGCCCTGCTGGCGCTTGAAACTGAGCTCAGGACGCTGGAGAAGCACAGCGGTGCGAATGAAAAAATCAGCCAGCAGCGCCGTGATTTATGGAAAGCGGAAAATCAGTATGTGGTCCTGAAAGAGGCCGCCACGAAACGGCAGTTATCTGAGCAGGAAAAATCCCTGCTGGCTCATGAGAAAGAGACGCTGGAGTACAAACGCCAGCTGGCTGAGCTGGGAGACAAGATTGAACACCAGAAGCGGCTGAATGAGCTGGCACAGCAGGCGGCGTGGTTTGAACAGCAGCAAAGCGCGAAGCAGGCGGCAATCAGCGCAAAAGCCCGCGGCCTCACCGACCGTCAGGCGCAGCGGGAGTCGGAAGAGCAGCGCCTTCGTGAGGTGTACGGTGATAATCCGGCTGCGCTGGCGAAGGCCACATCTGCACTGAAGAACACCTGGTCTGCGGAGGAGCAGCTTCGTGGAAGCTGGATGGCCGGGATGAAGTCCGGCTGGGGAGAGTGGGCGGAAAGTGCGACGGACAGTTTTTCGCAGGTTAAAAGTGTGGCCACGCAGACCTTTGATGGTATTGCACAGAATATGGCGGCGATGCTGACCGGCAGCGAACAGAACTGGCGCAGCTTCACCCGTTCCGTGCTGTCCATGATGACAGAAATTCTGCTTAAGCAGGCAATGGTGGGGATTGTCGGGAGTATCGGCAGCGCCATTGGCGGGGCTGTTGGTGGCGGCGCATCCGCGTCAGGCGGTACAGCCATTCAGGCCGCTGCGGCGAAATTCCATTTTGCAACCGGAGGATTTACGGGAACCGGCGGCAAATATGAGCCAGCGGGGATTGTTCACCGTGGTGAATTTGTCTTCACGAAGGAGGCAACCAGCCGGATTGGCGTGGGAAATCTCTACCGGCTGATGCGCGGCTATGCCACCGGCGGTTATGTCGGTACACAGGGCAGCATGGCGGACAGCCGGTCGCAGGCGTCCGGGACGTTTGAGCAGAATAACCATGTGGTGATTAACAACGACGGCACGAACGGTCAGATAGGGCCACAGGCACTGAAGGCTGTTTATGACGTAGCCCGTAAGGCGGCAATGGATGTTGTGACCGGGCAGATGCGCGATGGTGGTCTGTTCTCCGGAGGTGGACGATGAAGACCTTCCGCTGGAAAGTGAAACCCGGTATGGATGTGGCTTCGGCCCCTTCCGTAAGAAAGGTGCGCTTTGGTGATGGCTATTCCCAGCGTGCGCCTGCCGGGCTGAACGCTGACCTGAAAACGTACAGCGTGACGCTTTCTGTCTCCCGCGAGGAGGCCACGGCACTTGAGTCGTTTCTGGCTGAGCACGGGGGCTGGAAATCCTTTCTGTGGACGCCGCCTTATGAGTGGCGGCAGATAAAGGTGACCTGCGCAAAATGGTCGTCGCGGGTCAGTATGCTGCGTGTTGAGTTCAGCGCAGAGTTTGAACAGGTGGTGAACTGATGCAGGATATCCGGCAGGAAACACTGAATGAATGCACCCGTGCGGAGCAGTCGGCCAGCGTGGTGCTCTGGGAAATCGACCTGACAGAGGTCGGTGGAGAACATTATTTTTTCTGTAATGAGCAGAACGAAAAAGGTGAGCCGGTCACCTGGCAGGGGCGACAGTATCAGCCGTATCCCATTCAGGGGAGTGGTTTTGAACTGAATGGCAAAGGCACCAGTACGCGCCCCACGCTGACGGTTTCTAACCTGTACGGTATGGTTACCGGTATGGTGGAAGATATGCAGAGTCTGGTCGGCGGAACGGTGGTCAGGCGTAAGGTTTACGCCCGTTTTCTGGATGCGGTGAACTTCGTCAACGGAAACAGCGACGCCGATCCGGAGCAGGAGGTGATCAGTCGCTGGCGCATCGAGCAGTGCAGCGAACTGAGCGCGGTCAGTGCCTCCTTTGTACTGTCCACGCCGACGGAAACGGACGGCGCTGTTTTTCCGGGACGTATCATGCTGGCCAACACCTGCACCTGGACCTATCGCGGCGATGAGTGCGGTTATAGCGGTCCGGCGGTCGCGGATGAATATGATCAGCCGACGTCCGATATCACGAAGGATAAATGCAGCAAATGCCTGAGTGGCTGTAAGTTCCGCAATAACGTCGGCAACTTTGGCGGCTTCCTTTCCATTAACAAACTTTCGCAGTAAATCCCATGACAGAGACAGAATCAGCGATTCTGGCGCACGCCCGGCGATGCGCGCCAGCGGAGTCGTGCGGCTTCGTGGTGAGAACGCCGGAGGGGGAAAGATATTTTCCCTGCGTGAATATCTCCGGTGAGCCGGAGGCGTATTTCCGTATGTCGCCGGAAGACTGGCTGCAGGCAGAAATGCAGGGTGAGATTGTGGCGCTGGTCCACAGCCACCCCGGTGGTCTGCCCTGGCTGAGTGAGGCCGACAGGCGGCTGCAGGTGCAGAGTGATTTGCCGTGGTGGCTGGTCTGCCGGGGAGTGATTCATAAGTTCCGCTGTGTGCCGCATCTCACCGGGCGGCGTTTTGAGCACGGGGTGACAGACTGTTATACGCTGTTCCGCGATGCCTATCATCTTGCAGGTATCGATTTGCCGGATTTTTACCGACATGATGACTGGTGGAAATCAGGTCAGAATCTCTATCTGGATAATCTGGAGGCCACAGGGCTGTATCAGGTGGCGTTGTCATCAGCACAACCGGGCGATGTGCTGCTGTGCTGTTTTGGTTCATCGGTGCCGAATCATGCCGCCATTTACTGTGGTGATGGCGAGCTGCTGCACCATATTCCTGAACAACTGAGCAAACGAGAGAGGTATACCGACAAATGGCAGCGACGCACACACTCCCTCTGGCGTCACCGGGCATGGCACGCATCTGCCTTTACGGGGATTTACAACGATTTGGCCGCCGCATCGATCTTCGTGTGAAAACGGGGGCTGAAGCTATCCGGGCGCTGGCCACACAGCTCCCGGCGTTTCGTCAGAAACTGAGCGACGGCTGGTATCAGGTACGGATTGCCGGACGGGATGTCAGCACGTCCGGATTAACGGCGCAGTTACATGAGACTCTGCCTGATGGCGCTGTGATTCATATTGTTCCCAGAGTCGCCGGGGCCAAGTCAGGTGGCGTATTCCAGATTGTCCTGGGAGCTGCCGCCATTGCCGGATCATTCTTTACTGCCGGAGCCACCCTTGCAGCATGGGGGGCAGCCATTGGGGCCGGTGGTAT